TTATTACCAAACATTCTTATATCTTTCCAAGCACTATTTGTTCTATCGTAAGATTGAATATAAGAAGCTGAATCTGCACCACGATAAAATAATTCTAATCCAGTTCCACTTGTAGGGTCTGTTTGAGCAGTTGCTCTAATAGTACCAGAAACATCTAATCTTGCAGATGGACTTGTATTATTAATACCCACATAACCAGAATTATTAATTCTCATTTTTTCTGTTGCAGTAGCATCATAACCAGATGTTCCAAATATTAAATCGGATGCAACAGTAATACCACTTGTTACACCTGCTGAAACAACAGAACGAATATAAGAAACAATTCTTGCACCTGCTGAAGAAGTATCGTCAATATATTGGTCTAAATATCCAATTTGGTCACCACTATTCCAATTCTTTTGAGAATTATTTCTAATTGTAATTGTTGGAGAAGAAGATGAAACATCAAGTGTTGATATTGGACTTGTTGTACCAATACCAATATTGCCTGTACTTCTTTTTACAAAAAATGCAGTATCTAATAAAGCACCTGCATCTGAGTATCTTTTAATAAATAAATCTGCACCTGCATTTGAACCTGATTCAGTGCCTGAAACTTCTAAGTTAATTCTTGCACTATTATCTGAACGAAATGAAACGCTTTTTGCAACAGAAATGTTTGCGTCTAAGTTAGCAATCAAAGCACTTGCACCGCCGTCAATATGAAATTTTGTTGTTGGGTTTGCAATACCAATACCAAATTCCCCTGTTTGTAAAACTGAAACTAATTCACTTGTATTTGCTTCGCTATAAATACGAAATCTATGGTCAGATTGAACATTACCAATTGACCATTTGTTAGTACCTGCACTTGCAAAACCTAAAAATGCGTTATTAGTTGAAGTTCCATTTACACGACCAATAATACCTGAACCGAATACATCTAAAGCAGTAGTAGGAAGTTTAGTTCCTATACCTAATCTATTGTTTGTATCATCCCAAAAAAAGTTATCATTGTCTTGGCTTAATGCACCTGAAGCACCTATAAAAGGTACTGAACCTTGTGTTAAGGCAGTAGTTATAGTTAATGTAGCTACTGAACCAACTAATGAGATAGTACCATCAAATCCATTCGCATCACTAAACACCAATGAAGTTACAATATTAGGAGAAAGTTCTGCATACGCACTTAAAGTTGTATCCCAACGATATAGAATATTTGTATCAGTTGCAATATAAATTGTATCAGCAACACCTACCAAAGGCAATGAAGCAAAGCTAGGATATTCTTCCACAGTACCTGTAAACAAACTAGCCATTTGGCTTAAAGTAATTTTCTTACTTACACCTGTACTTGGGTCTCCTATTATTGTTAAGTCACTTAAACTAGGAGTAAGTTCGGTAGCTAACTGATTTATTTTTTTACTATTCATAGTTAAAATGTATAATTTGATGGAACCTGACATCTATCATTCACAAATGGTAAAGTCAAAGTAATATCTAACTTTACTCCTGCTAAGTAATCAGGGTCACTTTCTGTATAATAAGTAATTGGAATATTGTTACCTAAAGTCCAAGTAACAATTGAATAATCTTGTGGATAGCGTAATTGTGCTACTATATCCTGTCCTACTAAAGTCATATCGGACATAACCTCAGTTTCGTTTGTTTCCTCACTAAGCATTCTATCCATAAAATATAAACTAAATGAATAGCCTATTTCTTTTGCATAGATATTGGCACTTGTTAAAGTAAAGAACATAGCAGGATATGTAACTTCCTGTTTGCTTAATCTTTCCCAAACATCACCAAAGTACACGAAATTAATTTGTTCGTGGTCGTTGCCTAGTTTTGTCAGTTGTGCTACTATTTGGTTTAGTGTCATTTTTCTTTGCTTTTTCTAAATAAACTTTTAGCTTATTTTGATTTTTTATAGTTACTTGTTTGCTCATATTAACAACATCCTATATTACCTTGGTATCTTTCCTCAAATGATTTTCTATATTTGGCATCATCTCCACAACATCCATTATCTCCTAACCACATAGATACAGTGTACCCATCATTATCAGGTTTAATGCTATCTATACCACTACCAAAGTTTAAGTAGTTAGGATATAAAACATTATTTTGTTTTAAATATTTAATCATTCTTTGTTTATAGAATTCTGCTCTTGACCTGTATCTATTTGCAACATCAATCATATCCTGCATAGATGGATTTTCAGTATTTTCGCCTGACTTTCTTAACAATCCTTTGTTATAGAATTGGTAAGATAAACCCATAGGCAATTCACTCATAACATAATAAACAAGACAATCTGCAATATAGTCATCCAATAATGTTGTTTCCTCGTTTGTATATGTATTACCTTCTACCGCAGTTTGTAATTGATTGTATAATGCAGAACCTAGTGCAGGTAAAATATACATATCCTGAGCAGTTTTAATCTCAGGCAGTACTAATTTCTCATCTACATTTGCGTGTAAACCTGTTCTATCCTTAATGTTTTGTACTGATATAAATAAAGTATTCTTGCTCATTTTATTTTCTTGTTACTATGTTTGAAACCCAATGATGTCTGCAACTAGGACTATGGTTATTTGTACCCGGCTCAGTATACCAACCTCCACCTCTATCAAATACAGAGTAACCTAATCTCATAGTCATTTGTTCAATTTCGGAACGACTATACATTTTACCTGCATCTAATAAAGCCTTACAAAATGGTCGGCTTGTTTTCTTATCACTATCATCAAATCCTGTATTCCATTCATAAGAATATCTAACCAAAAGTTCCTTTGTTTGAGGAGTTGTTGTACCTGTTATTGTACTAATAGGTGCAGTTAATGTTCTTTCAGTAATAATGTTTTCATCATAACCTTCTCCAACACTAATTTCCTCTACCTTTAAATATCCACTATCAACAAGTTTATTAATTACATAGTTAATAGTTTCAGGAGTTGAGTTTAAAACCTCAGCAATAACATCAGGAGTAATACGCTTATCCTTAGTAATTAAGTCCAATACATTAGCTTGTAATTGGCTTACATCTGCAAATAACTCGTATTCACTTTCATCATTAAATTTCTTCTTTTGTTTCCAAACTTGAAATCCTTCCTTTGATTCTCCAAACTCAAAAAATAAACTGAAATCTTGTTCTGCAAATTGTGCTTGTTGCACAGGTTCTTGCTCAGACTGATATTTAGAAATATCAATACCTGCCTTTTCAAGTAACCACTCTTTAGGAGCAATTTCCTTAAGGATATTCTCGGATAATTCTAATCCAATAGCCTCAGTAGGAATAATTTTTAATTCAGGGTCTTGTATGCCTCGTAACTTAGCTAACATATTGAATACACTTTCTAAGTGCATTTGCTTACTATTTACATAGGTATTTTTAAATATTTCGTAACCATCTCTCATTTCGCTACGGCTACCTAATTTGCCAGGTGTTGCGATACCAAAAATAGATGGGGTAGTAATTTGGTGTCCACTAAAAATATTAGTTTGGATAAGTTCATCTACCTTTTGGAAATCTTCCTTAGTAATATCACTAGCACCTAAGTCATCAATGATAGGTTTGCGTTGAGGGTCAGTAACAAATGATAAGATAAACTTCTTGCCATCACTTCCACTAAATCTTTTAGTAAATCTTTGCTCGATATTCTTCTTCTCATCATCACTTGGCTCTCCGTTTGGTAAAGTAATAAGTTTACTTGCAGAGAAACCTGTTTGAGCATTGCCTAATACATGCTTAGATATTTCAATATCACTTTCAATATAGTTTAAGGCACCAAAATATGCAGGTAAAGAATAGATACCCATATTAGGGCGGTATTCCTTAACATATAGTATTTGTTTTACCTTGCTTTCTGCATTAGGATTGAAAGCAGTATATACCTTTGCCTCCTCTTTATTATCCTTCCAATCTTCCTTATACCAAAACTGCGTATTGTCCTTATTCGTGCGTATTTTAGTATAGTCAATATGCCAAATTTCTGCTAATTGACCTTGTGTATTCCAAATTATCTCTAGATAGTACCCACCAAATATTTCAGTATCCAAACTAACCTTACGAGTTAAGTCCTCTAGGCTTTCAGTTCTATTTACTTTCTCTACAAATGTTCTAGCTTCCTCACTAGAAGTCCAACCATTTGCAGTAATATAGTGTACCTTGCTTTTTACAATAGCGTTATGTTTTGCTGACTTGTTAAACAAATCAACTAAGTAGTTAGGATAGTCATTTCTATCTCCATATTGTATGAAGCCTACACCTTTTTTCTCTTTGTATTCAGGTTGTTTTGCCTCTGCGAATGTTAATACTAGTATATTATCCATTATTGTCTAATTGTATATGTATCGTTTGTGTTATATTCAGCATAGGTCAAAGCAGTTCCTACTAATTCCATTATGCCTGATTCAACCATATTTAAACCTGCAGGATTAGTATTTGTAGTGCTAGTTTGCTCATAAATCTCATAGTCATATTGACCATTCAAAGAAGAACCAAAATAGGTATTAACTACTATACTAAACTCATTGTATCTATCCTTGTAAGCACTTATATCGGTAGCGTTTAATTTAACAAACTTTACCTCAGTATTCGCACTTCTATTTGTAAATATAAACAAATAGTTTGGATTGGTAAGTAACTGCTTTTCAGTTAAAGTTAGTATGATATTTTGAGTTTGTCCTTTTGTTAGCCTTATCATATTTCTAAATAGCATAAAAGGTAATATGTTGCATATTTTATACAAATGAGGCGAATATCTTGATTAATCGGCTCATAAAAGGCAATTTATTGCACTTTTTAGTATATAAATTTATACCCTATAAGATATAAAAGTAAAGAATTAGCTTTACTTATACGCGAAAAGGTATAGTTATAACTTTACAAAAAACCCCCAAACCAATTAAGGAATGGGGGTAAACCTATAAACCTATGAAAAACAAACTTAAGAACCTGCTGTTTCTAAAGCAGAATAAACCGCTTGTGCAACACTTGGAGCCATTGCTGGTTCAGCACCTGAGAAAGTCAAAGTGAAACCACTTCTATCTCCTTGTGCAGTTCCTGTAGCGGCACTACCTGCAGTTAAATCTATTCCTCTTGTTTTACCTAAATACCAATAGTTACCATTGCTATCTTTTACAACTGCAACTAAACTATTTTGTGCTAATAACAAGATTTCGTTTCTTGTATTAGTTTGCAATTTATTAAGAATTATTTGTAATTCTTGTGTATAGAATACAGTACCATTAGCTACCGAAGCAGTAATAGTTTGGTTAAACATTGATGTATCCTTTACTAAAGCATACTTCCAAAAACGCTTACCTGTAGCCTTAGTCAAAGCAGTAATTACACCACTTGCCTCGGTTGTTGCGGTTACATTCGCTGCTTCAGTAAAATACACTTCAACGATACCACCTAAACTATCGCGGCAATCTAAAGAGTATCCTTGTGTTAATGCACAACTCATTGTTAGTTAATTTAATATTTTTAAAAAAAGGGGAGGTATTTCACTCCCCTGTAAATTATGCCAATACGAATTTCACAATCTCATCAGGGAAAGCGATATTCACACCCATTTTGAACTCAGCTACGAAACGAACTTGGTCAGCTTCTTTAGCATAGAAGATTTCAAACTTCTCTTCTTCGTTCAATAAGTCAGTTCCTAAGAACATATTGCTTAATCTTAAAGCGTAAGCCTTGTTAGTACCATTCAAACCTTGTACTGCTACAACTTTGATAGTAGTACCCGGCAATACGAACTCACTATCAGATTTAACATCTGCAGTATAGTGGAACATATTAGCATTTTTCAATGCGATTGTGTAAGTACGGAATAAGTCTTGACCGCAGAAGATAGTCATATCATCAGCAGAAACTACTTGTGCAGGGATAGCTTGGTAAATACCATCAAAGATAGAAATTACATTCGCTGCAGTAATAGAACTTAAAGGAGCACCACTAATGTAAGTAGAAGCGTTAGCCGCTACAACACCTGAAGCCGCACCGATTAATTTAACTAAACCATCAAATTTGTTTAAGTTTACATCTACTGAAGTAGTGTCACCTTGCCAAATTGTTTTCTCTAATTGAGAAGCAATTCTATCAGCTTTCTTTGTAGCAAATTCTTGCTCGAAAGGAATAGAATCATACATTGAACCTGTAGGTAATGCTTTTTGTAAGTACTTAGCTTCTAAATCTTTAGGACATAAAGCCTCGTTTACTTTAATTTTACCAACAGTTACTGTTCTTTGAGTAAATGTTGTTGAACCTGATGCAGTAAATCCACAAGAACCTCCTGATTGGAAGATTGCATCTGTGTCCATAATGTTAATAGTTTCAGCGGATTTTACTCCAACCATTACATTACCTGCACTCTTGATTAAAGATGCAGTTTTTGCGCCTAATACAGACGAAGTTACCAAAAGGTCTGCGTTTTGTTCTGTATAGTCTGCTAATGCTGATACATTAAATGCCATTGTTATTAATTTTTAGTGTTTAAAATTGCGTTTCTAAATCTTGCGATTCTTTGTTCTTTAATATCATTTGTTGATACGAAATCACTGAATCCGTTTGGTTTTTGAATTGGGTCTGCGTTAGGTGTCTTTGTAAGTGCTTCTACTAATTCAGCTACTTGTGCAAATCCTTGTTTAACCTTAGCTTCTAATTCAGCTACCTTTTTGTCAGATGCTTCTTTTTGTGCTTTCAATTCAGCAACTTGTGCTTCAAATTGTTCAGAATATCCTTGCATCTTTTTGTCTAATTCCTTTCCCATATCAGCAGGTACCTCTTCAGCAGGTGCTTCTTCAGGCATTGCATCTTCTTCAGGAGTAGAAATTTCAACAATAATTCCGTTTTCGTCTAATTGAACATTCGTGCCATCTGCTAATGTATACTCTCCCATAGGAACTGTAGTACCATCTGCGTATTTGCACTCGCCTCCAATTTCCAAAGCAGAAATTTCTACTTTAGTTCCGTCTGCTAGGTCGTACTCTTTCATTTCAACCTTAGTTTCAACTTCAGGAGTTGGTTCACCTGCAGGAGGAGCGGCTAAATTCTCTTCGAATAAGCCTTTGATTTTTAATATCGCTTCTTGTGCGTTCATACTTTTTGCTTTATATAGTTAAAAAATTAATTGTTTATCACTTAACCTGAGATAAAATATTTTTTACCTCGTTTATCAATGCAGTAATTTGAGTTACTTGTTTAGGTTTATAGTTAAACATACCTTCTACTGAAAAGCCTTTTAACAAACCTGTCTTAACCTGCTCCTTCCATACTTGCTCGTTATTTACTACCATAGAACCAAACCAACTACCCCAAGGAGTATCCTCAAAACCTTTCATTGGAGGTATTCCTCTTTTCTCATCACTTTGAAATGATTCAAATAAAGTAACATCATCTAAGGTTAGTTGTCCATTGTGCATTACATTTACATTGCTTTGGAAACCTTTGCGGAAGTACTTCTGCATAATTTTGAGTATAGTATTTGCAGAAAATGCAACATAGTAATCGCCATAATGAGCATCACTACGGAAGATAGGAGTATCAGCCAACATAATAGGACCACTGATAATACGCATATCTTCGCTAACAATTTCAAACTTTTGTTTATTGTTAAACGCATTCCAATTCTTTTGAATAGCAGGTCTATCTACTAATGATATAAAATCAACTTGAGCATCATCTTGTAAATCCTCGTTGATGTCAAGCATATATACAGGTAAATCTAAATTCATAATATTAAATAGTTTAAATGTTAATGTTTATCGTTTATCTAAAGTTAGCCTTATTTTGTATCTCTCTTTCTCTAGCTTGTGAATCAGTAATATCCCTTTCAACTACATAAGCACGAACTGAACCCTGACCTCCACTAGCATACTTATCACTTTCATATTGCATAATAGGCGCACTGCCTCCTCCCATATCAGGTAACGCACCTCCACCTCCTCCACCTGTACTTGGCGGGATTGATGGTGCTGAACCTCCTCCTGATGGTGGTGGAATATCAACAAAACCTGGTCCACTTGCTCCTCCTGCAACAGGTGGTGGTTGTATTGCCATAATGCTTTTAACATTCTTAATACCTGCAACAATAGCCGCTGCAGCCGCCGCAATACCCAATGGCACACCGATAATAGGTATTTTAGCTAATGAAGCAAACGCACTAGTAGCAGATTGATAAGTTTCGATAGTAGCCGCCGCAATCGCAGTAGCCTTACCTGCAATAGTATGTTCTCCTAAGGCTTTAGATACATTCTTTAATGTATTAGCCACCTTAGTCATTTGTTCACTTCTAAGTTCTGCCTCTTTCTTAGCTAATTCCTTTCTTGTATCACTTAGTTCCTTATCAGTCTTAGTGTATTCTTCTAAGGTAATTTTGCCCTCATCATACTGCTTCTCATTTAGTTTTATGGCATCATCAACATAACCTTTTCTAGCTTTGAATGATAAATCTTCGTTACCAATTAATTCTTTTAGTCTATTTGCTTCTTTTTCGGATGCTTCTTTATCATATTTTGCAGTTATCGCCGCTACCTCTGCACCATGTTTTTCTTTTAGTGCAGTTACTAATAAAGTTTTTTGAGTTTCAGTATAATCAGCATTGGCTAATACTGCCTTAGTTTCTTTTACTAATTCCTCATCTAAAGTACCTAACTCTTTTTCTTTACCATCCTTTAACCTAGCAATTCTAGTTTCAGATAGTAAATCTGCTAATTCAGTTTCAAATGCCTCATCCTTTTCTTTTCTCTCTGCCTTAATTGCATCATCTATTTCTTTTTTCTTAGCCTCGTAGTCTGCTTCATTTGCTAACTTTAACGCTTTTTTCTTTTCCTCACTAATTTTTAACTCCTCAATTTCCTTATCTTTAGCTTCCTTATCTATTCTTAACTTTTCCTTTTGTTTATCTTCTTCGGATGTTAGATAAGCAAGTTTAGTTTCGTTCTGCATTTCCAAAAGCAACTCATCTGCTTTCTTATTATCAGCCGCTATTTCTTCCTGCGTTTTTTTATTTTGTGCCGCTATCTTATCATTGGTTTTCTTTTGTTCTGCTACCTTTGTATCGTTAGCCTTCTTGTCATCATCAGCAACCTTTTTGTTATAAGCCGCATTCTCAACTGCCTTAGCAGTATTTAATTCTCTAAATTTCTTTTGTTCCTCATCAGTTAAAGTACCTTTAGTTTTTAAGGATAATCTAAGTAGCTTTAACTCTTCCTCAATTTGTGCAAGTTTAAGTTCATGTATTTCTTTTTCATGTCCTCCTTGTGCCTGTAATATTTTAATTCTATTGGCAATATCTTCCGTACCTCTTGCAGTAGCCTTTGCAACTTTATCTAAATTTCTTTCTGCTTCACTAGTTACACCAATTAAATCAGTAAATCCTTCAACTAAATTACCTACACCTTTTGCTAAACTACCTAATGGACTATCCATAATCCATTTCTTGATAGCATCAAAATTGGCAATAACTTCCCCTAATAAAACTACTAATAAACCGATACCTGTTGCCGCAATCGCACCTTTAAGTACCTTAAATCCTGTGCTAGTAGCTTCTACCTCTATTCCAAACGCTTTTTGGACTGCAGCCGCAGTTTTAGTAGCCGCATTGTTTGCATTTTGAAAAGTAGTACTATTTTGTATTTGTAAATTAAGTAATTTAAAGCTATCAATACTATCTCCAATAGCGTTTAAACCTGAGGTCAATGCCATCGCCGCATTAACTTTCAATAACGCTTCCTCAACCTTTTTATTCTCAGTACCGAACAATGCCATTACACCTTGCACTGCAGAAAAACCTCCTGCTACACCTGTCAATGCTCCTGCAACTGCCTTAAATTTTTCATCAGGATTAAATGCCTTAGCCGCTTTATTTACAAAGTCAATCTTGTCAGCTAACTCTGCACTTCTTTTACCTGCCTCTGCCGCTTCTTTTGAAGTTTCTCCGTACTTATCAACGATTTTAGCAAGTTCTACTAAGGATTCCTTATACTGCGCCCTTAAACTTTTTTGTTTCGTTTCCTGCTCACCCATCTCATCATTAGTGGTGGCAAGTTTCTTATTGGTTTCGTCTAATTGCTTATTCGCCTCCTGATTTTGGGTGGATATTTTAATTATTACTTCGTTCTCGTTAGCCATTAGTCGGTATTTATCACTTTTAATAAATTAATTTGTGTGGTTCTATAGTCCATAGGGTCGTAGCTTTCTATCTTATTCAATCTAAATAGTGTTCCATTTATCCAAATGTATTTACTGAAATCTAATTGATAAATATCTAAAGCAGTTAAATATACCCTACAAGTTAGTAATTTACTTTCTATGTTAGTTATTTCTAATAGATAAGGTAAATGATAGGTATTGAATAAGTTATTAGTTGGGTAAGTAGTAGCAGGGAATTGTAATTCCTTAGGTACACCAAAGTTAATATCAATAGTAGGATTAGTAGGGTCATCCAAATGTCCTGCATATCCATATACATATAAACTAGCCAAATTACTTCCACTACCATTAGTGCCACTTTTAATATGCCACTGATGGTCAATAGTTAATTTTTTAGCCATTAAAATACGAATAACAGAATCCATTGAATCTTCTTGGGTATTATTATTTGATAACTTAAAAATTGTTGTATAATATTTATCAGAATGACCATGCCCTGTTGGTTGAAATAATACCGAAGATGCAAATATGATTTCTGAAATTGCAGTATCTCTTACGAAATCAAACTCGGAATCATAAATATAATCGCCATAACCTTGTTTGTATTTCTTTTGATAGTTTTCATTGTAGTAATCATTATCAGTACTATATCTATATGAATAATATCTAGCGTTTAATTGCGACATTGGTTTAATAGATAAAGGATTACCCATATCTATTTTTTGTGACCAATCTAATGCGTTTGCACCTGTGGTATCATAGAAATCAATATATGGTTTGATGTTTATTTGCTTATCATTAATGTTATCTTGATAAACATATAAGTTAAACATTTTACATACCGATAAAAAGAAATCCTTTTGGAATATACCTTTTGGTAAGTTAGCATTCATTGATATAGTACCATTATAGGCAACTGATGCTAATTGTGCCGCTAACTGAGTAAATGTAAAGTTTGCACTTGATATGCTTACAATATAGGTATTTGCAGTATTAGGTACGCTGATATTAATTTTAACTATATTGGTATTTAATATCTCTCCTGTATAATCAAAGTTAAAAGTAAAAGGATTATTTGCAGAACTAGTAGTTTGTGTTAATGTTTGTACTATAACACCACCAATAGATAAAGTAGCAGTAATACTAGAAGCCGCATCCGTTTGATAAATACCTGTAATTGAAGCTAAGGCTCTAATTGATTTAGTACCATCAGTATATGTAAAATTACTTTTTGCCACATCTTCTGTAAAATTAAGTAAAGTCGTAGTGTCAAAAGGTAAATCAATGTTTCGTGCGGTTGGAGTGTTACTATTTAATATTGTTTTAGTTGCGTCTATTGTGGCTAGGATAAATCTATCGTTTGTACCCTGTATGCCCTGACTATTGTTTGGTATGATTAATTTTTTAAAGAAATCAGTATTAAAGAAATCACAATTCAAAGTGTAACTAGTTCCTGCAAATATTTTCTCGATATATTCCTTTACATATAAAGCAGGTCTAAATGCTGAAACACTAAAATCATCTTTATTACTTGAAACATTACCATAATCAATTAATGGATAATAGTATCCTGAACCATTAATTGTATCCCAACTATCTTGAATAGAAGTTACATTCCAAGTATGATTATACTCACTAAAATCTAAATCCTCTAAACGCTTGTTACCTAACTCAGTTATGAAGCCACTAAGTTCTCCAAATACTGCACATTGATATTGTATCTCTCCTCTAACATTTTGTATTTCCAATATGCGTATAACTCCCTTAAATATTTGTATTTTATCAATATATACAACGCAGTTAGCACTCTCAGCAGGACTAAAGTTAGTATTGACATTAGGCAAATCAGGGTTATGGTCGTGTTGCATATTCAAATCAAATGCAAAACCTAATATCTTATTGTTATTTGCGGTAGATGGTATAGTAATAGTCCTACTAAATGATGTGTTCTTAGTTCCGAAACTTGCTACATCATCAACAGTATAGGTAAAGTCAGTACTTATATCTTGAAATAAGTCTAACTTATAGTTTTCTACATATATCTCAGTCCTTATCATTATCTAAATTGGCTGTTTAAATATTTACCTACTTCAACTTCTAAATCAAAGTTAAATAATCCATCAGAAACTTTATACTTATACTGATAGTTTGTGTTTCTAATTGTTACAGGAAAAAATGCTCCTTGCACTTCCATATATACAATAGGAGAAGCTACTAATTGTGCTAACCAAGCAAAGTCTTGGTCATTAACCCAATCACTTGTTAATTGGTAATAATCAGTATGTTGTACTGCAAAGTTATATGTCGTTTCATTGTACTTATTGTAAGCATCAATGTTCGTCATTGTTCCATTTGATAATTGATAAGGGTTTCTGCGGTAACTTGCTCTTTGGAACTCACTTCTTCGTCTATTGACAAGTCGAAATGCCATTGTATCATATCCACCAAGTCGGTTGAGGAAATGTAAGTTATATTGTCTAAACTTGGGGTTACATATTTGCCTGAATCGTAATACCCTAGTAACTGCCGCCCCACGCGTAATATAAACATTGTAAGCGTATGTGTTTTCTGTTATTAATGTTGTTCCTGCCCATTCATTGATTGCTCCTGCTTGGAAGTTAAATAAGTTAAACTGCCCTGCCATAGTTAAATCCCCACTTACTGAGGTTTGAACTGCGTTACTTTCGTTTATAGTTTCTATCCATAATTTATAACTACCACTTGTTATTTTTAGGAAGCTAATAAAAAATTGGTCGCCATATTCAATAGTAATATCGGAGTTATCTCTATCACATAACCAATCATCTGTGTAATTTTCAATTAGTAAGTTATCATAATAATCGGAAAGTACTAATGGTATCTCACTATTCTCAGTAAATATATCTCCGAATAAAGGAGCATAGTAATTGTAAGCAGAATAACTACCACTTGCTAGGTCAGCAACTACTGCACCACTTACCTCCTCGCCTATTCTCACTTGGTAATCCACCTTTATTTTATCATTAGAGGCTACTAATACGCTACTGCCTGAAGGTTCAAAGTAATTGCTTACATATGCCCTTACCATAGGAGAAGCGTTAAAAACACCATAAGAACCCTCCCCACTTGGAGCAGGGAATACCTTACTTCTAGTTACCTGTGAACCATTAATGTATACATCATACACAAACTTAAAGTTAGTAGTTCCGCTATTAGTTGAGGAAGCTACAAACCATAGGTCATCGTGCATACTTGCGTATGTTGCAGGAACACTACTAATTGTTATTGCCATTATTGTTAGTTTTATTAACCATTTGTTTTACTTGTAAATCTATATCTCTAGTTAAAGCCAAAGCTATTGTATCATAAAAGTCAGCATCAAATACTTTCTCTACTGATTTGCCTACGAAATTAGTTGTTCTCAAACCATCTCTTTTAATTGCAAAGGCAGTCATTGTAGCTATATCTCGTAAGGTCAGCTTTTTAGGTATTGAACTTATTTTTTTATTTTTAGATTGTGATGCAGATAAGTTTTTCTTTTGGCTTTCAGTTCTAACTTTTGCCTTACCTAACTTGTACCATTCCTCTAATGACTTAATCATTTTCTCGTTAGGATATGGACTTCTAAATTTGTAAGGACTATTTAATACATTTTTAGGTCTTGCATTGACACCACCAAATCCTTTAACACCCTTATCTACAAATCGATAGTAAACTGCCGCAGGGTTTTTCTTATCATAACCCAATATCATTTCATAATCATTCCCAAACTTAGTTACTTTAGGAGTAATTAGTTCGGTAATTGCACCTGTTGCAACTGCTCCTGCACTTTCTAATTCCTGTTGTGCTACCTGATTAAACAATGTACCATAATACATTAGCACCTCCTCAAAGGTTGGGTATTCGCCTATCTTATAGACATCATACTTATCCCCTAATGAGGCTAGAAATCCATCTGCTAATGCTTGTGCCTGTGCCTTTGCTTCACTCATAAACTTAAATAGCCAAATAAGTCCTAAATACCGCACATAAAAAACCCCCACTATAGAAATAGCAGGGGAATCATCTATGTCAAACTTAAGGTGGGCGACCTTAATTCCTTAATTTCTTCATTTGTTCTCTATCATAACTGCTTTTGGCTTTCATATATGCCATTGTATTTAGTGCTTCTATTGTACTCATTTCAAATACTGCTTTAACGCTGATATTTTCCTGTTCGGCAATAAGCCTTGCGGTATATTGCCATCCATAGATGCGTATAAAAGAGTTACTACCGAATCCGCTTCCTCCTGTGTCATCCCCATCCTCACCATCTCCTCCGTCATATAATCCTTTGAAACTTCTATCCAATTTCTGTATACTTGATAAAAAAAAACCAAGGTATGATACACATCCACAAACTTTGCTTCCTGCATATCTAAACTATATTGTTCATGTTTACTTGCATCATAAATATCATCTACCCATCTGCCTAACCAATTCCTTTTTTGAGGCATAACCATTGACGCTGATATTTTATGCAGGTTGGATACTACATCCTTACCAAATACCTTGCTTTCAATATACCTAGCGAATGGCATATCCTTTATGTTATAAATAACTCGATACCTTCTGCCATTAACCTCAATGTATTTAACAGGTTTACCTGTAATATCCTCCTTAAGAAACTTTAGCTTTGCCCTTTCCTTTTTTAATTCTTCTAGTGGCAAACTATCTATTTGGTATTGTGTCATACCTGTTAGGATAGAAATTAGTTTATAGTCCACATCTATCTCAGTCCATTCCTTATCAGGTTTAGTCATGATAGGAATTATCTGCTGATATTGCCAAAGGGTTATTTCTTTCCACATAGTCTTTTGATTTCAAAGTATGTATGTGCAAATATATACAATAAACATGCCAATGGCACACTTATTAGAAAAAACTTTATTAGTTGTATTGCTTTCATAGGTTATAAATTTATTTTAAATAACCCTTTCCAAAATTTATTGCTCCAAATTTCAATATTAAATACTAAAAATGAAAAACATAAAACATATTCATTTGGATAATATTTACCATCACTTTGAGGATAACCCTTAAAAAAGGAAAATCTTAAACTTGGTAATAATTCTAAACTTCTTTTAGTTAAAAATATTTTAATTCCTAATTTTTCCATAGTTATAGTTTTAAAAATACCCCCACCTTTGACATAACCAACACCACTTAGTTAATAATAATTGTTTGGCAGGGGTAGTATTTATTTCATTTTGTTGTGAAAGTTATGTAACATTTGAGCAATTTGCAAATCTGCTTCATCCCTTTTCTTTAGATATTCCTCTCTCTTTTTTTCTGCATCTAAATAGGGTTTCAATTGTGCTTGTAATGCTTTTACCTTATCCCTTAACATTTCGTTCTCTAGTTCTAAGGTATCAACATATGTTCCTAGCTTACTCATGTTTATCAATTTTGGATTGGTCAATTAGGTTTTCTGCTTCCTTATCTTCTTCTACCTCATCCTCATCTTCATCCTCCCAATCACAATGGTCACGACATTCAGGGCAGATATCTATTTCAGGCATTGTGCTATACGCACCGCAACAGGTTGAATATGCCATAACTATAGGTTTTCAATTAATGCAGTTAGTAATAAAGCACCTACAATGATAATAAAGAACCAACCCATTCCTAGGCTATCCTTTTTGTACTGCTCATTCATTTTTGCGTAATGCTCTAATTGTTTTTCTTCTTTTGTTTTTAATCTGTTTGCCATGATGTTTTTTTTTAATTTAAAAAATTGTGCGTTGGAGAGTCGCACCCCTCAGGGGATTCTTAAAATTAATTATTCTCTACCAAGAAATCAAATATTTGTGTATCTAGTTTCTTTTTTACTTCAAAATTTCTAAGATTTTGTCCATGCACATATTCATTGAAAGCATTGTAACCTAACCACATATTTGGTTTTTCTCCTAACAAATTAACTTCTTTTTCAATAGTTTCTATAATCATTTTTGCCTTTTTACTAGGTTCAGGGTTCTTTTCGCTTGTTTCAAACTTAAATAAATCTAATTCTTCTGCAGTAATTCTAACAAAATCTTCTAAATCATATATTGGTCTTTCAGCTAAAACTTCAAACTTTCTTTTAATCTCATAGTATTCATTACTCATAAATTGAGCAACTAATTCATCTATTCTTGGCATAACTAATTCTGATATTTGTCCTTTATGCTTTAAAGAAAATCCTACTTTAGTTTCTGCAATATGTAATCCATTACTGCATATTTCTCTAAAAAAACCAAAACTACCTGTTGTTTTACAACTGCTATCGTATGAGTTAGTAAATCTAATCATAGGCTTTATATTATCATTTTTGCCTTTTACATCAATATGATAATTATCATCTTCTAAAATATAATCTACTGCAAATTGTCTATTATCAATATTAATACTTCTAGTCTTATAATGTATATCTGCTTCTACTAATTTTTGCTCAACATTTAAAAAAAATGCCTCATTAGTTAAATGAGCATAAGAATTAGATACTATATTTACTATTCTGCCTTCAGATATTACTGCTTTAGATTTTGAACTAATTGTTGGCAATCCTGTAATTTCTGATAGGTCTTTTACTTCAACATTGATAAATACATTATCAGTTTGTGTTGCTTTTAAGTTTGCTCTTTTCATTTGATTTTTCATTTGGTTTATTTTTATTTATATCATAAATGTAGGCAGATAAACCATTGGTTCCTTAAATTATCTATAATTTTTCTAAAAAAAATCAAATAATCTATTACTTATTGTAAATCAATGAGTTATGTAAATAATATATAGCTTAAACGAAACTATATTTGCCCTCAGATACATTATTTAGGGCATTTAAGCACACATATCGTACTGCATCTATACTATGGTTTAGGAAATCCACAGGCTCGTTCTCTAGCCTTCCATCCCTATTTTGCTTCCATTTATAGTTATTTAGTTCCTTTTTGAGGTTGTGGCTTCTTTGAGTAACATTCAATTTGTAGCGTTTAAGGATATTTATGGATTGTTTAATACTATCCCTACCTTTTTGGGCAGGTTCGACCATCCATCCGTATCCTTGCAACTCCGAGATACTTTTAGGCTCTGCGGAATCTGCAATGATTCTCCCTGCAACTGACAATTCTCGCATCCTGTCAGATATTCTAACATTCAAAAGACCTTTTTCATAAATTAATTCATCTAAGACTAATTCTCCACTTTGGCTATAAACTGCAATAAGGGCAGTAGGGTCGTTGGTAAATCCAAAGTCTAAACCATATCCTATTAGTTTAGCATCCAAGCTAACATTTGTAATTACATTATAATCCCTAAAGATAACTCCCTCTAATTTACCTGTTAATCCTCTTGCATATACCTTCCACAATTCCTCATCCTCAATCGCTTCTATCTTCTCGTGTATTTTTGCATCAAGGAAAGGGTTGTGCCTATGGTCGCTAATTATTAACTCCACATTTGGTTTACCTATTAGTTCATGATGCACCCAAAATTCTATGTTAGGGTTGTAATCTAAATATGTCTTATGCTTTGTTCTTATATACAATTCATCAAATATATCCTTAGTGATACCATTGGCTTCGTTTACAAATAGGTAATCCCTTTTACCTGACTTAGCATCCTGAGCATCCTCGTAGCTTTTAAACTCCATTATAGAACCATTGATAAAGGTATAAATCCTGTCGCTTTTATTAAAATCAGCAACAAAGGACTGCAATATCTCGGACTTCTCTAATATTGTTTGGGCATCACGCAAGGCACCTACCTTTAAGTTAGGAATATCCTGCCCTACTATTGTAATTACTTGATTGTCATCCTCAATGGCATGAAGGAAAAGGTTCTGCAAGATACTATAGGTCTTACCGCTTGAAGTTCCTCCCTGATTGACTACAATATCAGCTAAGGAGTTGCGGTTGCTTTCAAAAACAACACTTGTTTCAAATAGTTTGTTATCTGCTAACATCTACATCCGTTTCTCTGTTTGATAAAGGAACATCACTTTTATTCACTACTACCTCTATTCTGCCCTTTAGTTCGGTTTTATTGTTTGTGTCGATAGTTTCCCTAGGTTTGCCATAAACCCTCGTTAAAAGGGTGTCTAATGAGTAAAGACTGCCCTTCTCCAATGACTTCTTCATAGCATTGGCAATTGTCTTTTCTAATATTGTTGCACTTTCATCATTGAATACTTCCTTTAACTCATCAAAGGTCATAGACATCATTGCTTGGATGGCATCATTTACCTCACTTACTTTGTATCCCTGCTCCTTTAAAAGGCTGACATACTTTCTTGGGCGACCTTTTGGATTGCCACTTTGCCCTTTTTTAAATGGTATCAAATGTTCTTTGCTCATTCTGTTATTGTTCTGTTTTAGATATATCTAAGGAATTCTGCCCTAGCTTTATCATCCTCTTTGAATACTCCTAATAGTTTGGTAGTTGTAGTCCATGTATCGTGCTTCTTAACTCCTCGCATACACATACAAAGGTGTTGTGCTTTTAGGCTTACTGCCACTCCTCTTGGACTTAATTCCTCCCATATTTTTGTGGCTACTTGTGTTGTAATCCTTTCTTGATTTTGAAATCTATTTGCAAAAAGGTCTAAAGTTCTAGCCAATTTGCTTAGACCTACTATCTTTTTATCAGGTATGTAGGCAATAACTCCTGTTCCAAAGAAGGGTGCGGTATGATGTTCGCATAAGGAATAGAAAGGTATATTGCTTTGTACTATCATTTCATCCGTTCCTTCGGCATCAAAGCTAGTAAAGTTAAATTCCTTTGGTTCAAGGAACTCCCTCATAAACTTTATATACCTTTTAGGTGTCTCTTGTAACCCTTCTCTTTGAGGATTTTCTCCTAATTGTTCTAAAATACTTTGGAAATGCCATTCAGCACTACCTTCTTGGTATTGTCTTATACTCCTGTTTTCTTGTTCCATATATCTATGTGTAATCGGTTAGTTAATCTTAAATAGTTTTCCTTGCATATTTCTGCAACCAATTCTTTTGTTTCTTTTAGTTCCTCTTGGTTACTACCTGCTGGCATCAATGTAATATAACTTTTATCTAAGTGTGGTAAAAAGTCTTGTTTTATTTCCTCCCAATCATTTCTGCTTGATACTACAAACTTATATTGGCAATCGTAGTTAGTTAATTTTTTTAAAACTTCAATATTAATTCTATCTTCCTTAGGCATACCGCTATTGGCTAACTTAGGAGATATATTCCATTGACAAACTAACTCTAACATATCATCATTAGGCATAATTGTTCCATTAGTTTCTACCTCTACAAAAGGGAAAGGATGCAAAGTTTCTAAATATTCAATAAATCCTACTATGTTTTTTTGTTGAAGCATTGGCTCTCCTCCTGTTATGATAATATTTGCTCCGTTTCTAATTGCTTCTTGACATTCAATAGGTAGTATTTCTGCGTAAGGTTTGCTTTTACCTTTTATCCATACCTCAATACTATCACATCTCCAAGTTGCTCCATCATGTAATTTGCCATCCTTTTCCGTTCCTTTACCTCCGCACATTAAGTTACATCCTGCTAGTCGTACAAATACTGCAGGGAAACCTGTTGTCATTCCTTCTCCTTGTATAGAATAGAATACTTCGCTAACTGCCAATTTCATATATTACATTGCTTGATTTGGTTTCTGCCAATTCTATCTTAACTATTGGCAAATGAGTTTTAATTTGATTGAATATCCATAAAGCCATATTCTCTGCACTAGTTTCAAAAGGCAGTTCAATGAAAGGTTCGTTAGCCATATTTAAAACATCACATAAACTATCTTCTCTATACAATAGAAAGTAGTGGTCGTACTGTTTTATAATTGGTTCTACTATCTTATCTATATCTGAGAATAACATAGTAACTCCATCCTTTATTTCATTAAACTTAAAATGACATACTACATTGTAGGTATGTCCATGTATTCTTCCGCATTTTTCTCCTGCGTTCTTATTTCTATGTGCTGCATAGAAGTGATATTTTTTCTCAATTATCATTTAAACCAATATTTAAAAATTTCAAAATTTTCTTTTATATTTATTTCTGGTATTAATAATTTATCATTCATAGCTAAATTAACTAATTTAATACATTCTAAAAAATTATTATATCTATACTTTATATCAAATTGTTCTTTATATACTAATTTATTTGGAACTATTGGAATACATCCTAAATAAACTGCTTCTTGTATGCCATAACCAAAATTTTCTTGTAATGCAAAACTGACTACAACTTTTGATTTTGATAATAACTTATAATAATCTTCTTTACTTAAATTTAATTGATGAGTATTAACATAAGTATAATTTGGGAGTTCATTTTTTAATTGTTCAAATAACCAAGGTTGTTTTTCATCAACATTTCTACCATTAAATACTATTATATTTTCTTTACTTAAATTATTTTTATATTTATTCATATTTTTAAAATCTAATGGCAATCCACTAACTATAATCTTATTTGCATCTACCATTCTTTTTTTAATAATATCTTCTTGAATAAATTTACTTGCTACAAAAATTTCATTAGCAATATCAAAAACACAATCTTCAAAATTTTTAGCCCATCTTTCCATATCTCTAACAAAATCAGTATCGGTAAAACTACCTGCATGTATTATACCTTTTAACTTAATATTTTTTTTATAAAAATAATTTAGATATGCAATAGCTTCAATTCCTGTAAACCATAAATCAGTAGTAAAAACTATATCGTCATCATTTATCATATTTTTTTTATATAAACTTGCTAAATCTTGTATTTGTTTACTTTTAGACATAATAGTAAGACCTGCATCTAAAAAACTACCTGAATTAATTTTGCCATCTCCTTGTAATGGTTCAAGTATTATATAATTATTTTTATGATATATTTCTAAGTATTCTCTTATATCTCTATCTAAATGCGTAGTATAACGCATATCAATACTTTCTAATGGTAAATATATTATCATAGTTTTATTATTGCTCCATTTTCTCCATCCTCAGTTACCATAACACTATATGCTTTAAATTTTTTTAATAAATCTTCGGCAATATCTTCACAACTTTTAGTTCCTAATTGTATAGGTTGAATTCCTAAATAATTTAAAATTTGTCTTTTTAACATAATTATTTCAATATCTCTATCATTATGATTAACCTCTTTAATTAATTCTATATGAAATAAATGTCTATGTGGGTCTTTTAAAAATATAACTTCTTCTATTGGACAATTTTCCCAACAATGAATACCTTCAAAATGAAGTCTTATTACAA